GCTTTCTTAGCAACTGTGTCTGGAATAGAAATTCTCATTTTCAGATCATACTGACTCGGTGCAATTCTTCCTCGTCCATCAATGTATATCCTTTCTCTTTCCTCTTTCAGTCCCATTTTACGAGAGAATGCCGCATATTCACCCAGCTGTCCCTGATATTTGGCTTTTTGGAGCATAATCTCCTGCTGATCAGCACCGCCATCCTGAAGCATCTGTACCTTTTCTCGCTGCGCTCTCATTGCTGTTTCCATCTGTCGCTGTCTCTGCTTTGCCTCATACAGGGTGTATTCCTTACCCCGGAACTCTTTTGGCTTGCTTTCCTTCCGGTTCTGAGCTTCCAGCCATTCATCTGACCAGTTACGCTGTGAAATGCCAGGAAAGAATGGGTAATAAGTATGATAACAATTGGCTCCCAGAAGTCCTGTCACTGTACCAAGTCCACAGACTGAATACAATTGTTCTTTTGTCCACACCTGACCTTGCCATACCGCATGAGTCGGACGAGCTCCGGCATGCCACTCAACCTCAAAATACTCTGTTCCAAGCTTCTTGGCATTGTAGTCCGCTATTTCTCCGGTAAGATTTGCCACACCAGTCATCACAGCTCTTCTTGCAGCCACTTCTACCCGGCTTGCATATCCGGATCCATACTCAATCTTCCGAAGTCCACTGTTTGTCAGCTGCGTGACCACTCGGCGTAATACGCTGCCATAGTCAAATGCTCCGGTCACAACGTCAAAGCAGGCATTGTCCAGATAATTTGTATAAACTTGCGACAGCGGTGTCAGAACCTTTCTACCGTTATAATCCAGATAAAAACCAAGCGACTTTGTTACATTTTCCAGATCTTCCAGACTCTGCTGAATGATCGCATCTGTAATCTGCTGCAACTGCCTGTTCTCCTCATACGGGATAAACTCTGCATTGATCTGTTCGTAAATGTCCTTATTCCGGACGTATTCCCAATCAATCACTTTATCGTACAGCTCGAACATTTCCGGATAAGACGCATCCAGCACCTTCTTGATCTCTCTTTCGATATCCTCGGAAGAATATCCAAGAATTCTTAACCGATTGATCTGCCAGTCAGCTGTACTTGTGATCTCACCAGTCTTTTTAATCCGCCGAGCAATGTCCTGCAAAATCCGTTCTTCCAGACTTATGTACCGCGCTGCAATCTTGCTGGCAATCTTTTCTTTGTAATCATCCCGCATCCTACTCCATCACCTGATTCTGCTCTGGCAGATTCTTTTTTGCCTGTTCCACTGTTTCACCGTACCATTTTGCACGGTACTCTTCATGCCGCATAACCCCCATGCTCACATCCTGACGGTCCTGCTGACGCTCTGCGCCCTTGTCCTCAATAATGGAATCGTCAAAATCAATCACAATGTCTGTATTCTGATCCAGCGTATTACCGGTTACAATGCCAAGCCGGATAATGATTCTGATCAGCCTCTTCAGGACATCTTCCAGAATTGTCTCATGCTTCTTTAACATTCGGTACATATCTGAGTTCTCCGAAATGATCTCAGTTGCTGTCTTCGCTCCTGCTCCGTCAAACCGGTATCTTTCCGTACCGAATCCGCATTTCAGAGACAGATAATTCAGATCATCATTGATTGCCTTGCTGTGCTGTTCTACTCGGAGGCTCATGTCCACTTCCTTGATCAGACCGGTCTGGCTCTTATCGTAATCTTCCGGAAGTGAATAGAACACACTGTCATCCGGATCAAAGGTTGGAGATCCGTCTTCGTTCGTCAGCATTTCCGGAGCGACAAAGATTCTTTTTCTTCCAAGATCAAACTCATTGCAGTAAGAATCAAACTCCATGTCCAGCTTTTTAAGCGTATCGATGGCATTTGCAAAAATCGCAATTCCCATTGGATTGCATTCATCCGCATTGTTCGTGATATTCAGCCTGTCAATGACAAACTGTGGTTCTGTAGATCCTGTCTCTGTTCTGGCTGCCAGATTTGCAAATGGCTTAAGCTGTTTCCATTCCTGTTCTGTCAGCTCACGTCCTTCCGCACTTCCTTTCGTGCATTCCAGGACATTATTTTCGATCACATACACCCCATCTGGCTCAATCCGATGGAACTGAATCTGCACGTATTTCTTCTGGCGAACAGTATGGACAAACGTAAAAACGCATTCTGTGACGTTCCCGTTATTCCAACTGACCGGATAGATGTTCTTGGCATCCACATAGTTGATTCCAATCTCACCTGCAGATATCGTTCCATCTTCCTGTACAACCGCATTGTACAGATAAGGGATATATGCCACGGTCCCGGAATACGCTTTCCGTTCCTGGTAATCATTTCCCATAACCAGAAAATGATTGTTATCCAGAACCTTCCGCACAAATTCCTGTGTCGTTTCGTCTTCCAGTGTGATCATAACTCTCTCATTCAGCAGCAGATCAGCAATGTCTTCCGACAGCTTCTTTGCCATTCCCATGCTTTTCCTGCGACATCGTTTACTTGTCCCGCGTCCGGTATACACCTTGTAGAACGTAAACTGCCGGACATTGGAATTATACCAGCTGATCCACTCATCGATCTTCCGGTAGAACGAAGCATCCACCGTATCAATCCCCTTTTTCCTAAAATAATTAAAGATATTCATCCTCTTCTCTCACCTCCCTGCTGCTGATATCGCATATGTCTATTTCTTCTGGCGTTTCATCTTTAGGTAGCCAATGTTTGATCTTACTCCATGCGCCCATAACCACATAGCGTATGGCATCCATGCAGTGATCCGCTTCCTTTACCGGCACTTCCTTCCCCTTTTCGATGGATTTCTTATCATACTCGTAGGTTCCAAACTCCTGCACTGCATATTCCTGCTTCGGAGAAATCGACATGATATCAAATACCAGTGCTTTCTGTACCCGGCTGATTCCAAGAGCCACATCGTTTTCCGCATCTCGCAGAAGCACCTGATAATCCAGTCCGGTTCTGGTGGCTCTTTTCACCTCTTCCGCCAGACCTTTTGCAGATGGATCCAGAAAAATATAAAAGATCCGGTTTTCATACTGTTCATGCAGTTCATCCATGAACTCAACCAGATCTCTTGCATATTCAGACGGGCTCTTCTGTCTTCCAGATTCCCGTCCACTGTGATAATATTCTCCAAGCCCCGGAAATTTCTTCCGGTAAGTGTCCAGACCAAACGCTTCAAAGGTTGTCGCATTCTGCTGACCATAGTCGCCACCAATGTAAATCCGGTCATATCTCCTGTCCGGATCCGGCTTCTGTCTGTGCCGATCGGAAAACATATAATAGATCAGTTCATCCACGCCAATCGCTTCACCGAGCCATACCCACCGGTACATCTTCGGATCTGCTTTCTTCATCATCTCAGCGGATGCAATCAGGTCAGGACCTAACCAGTCCACTGGCACATCCCGGTAATCCGTGTGAATATGGATGCAGTCTTCACGCTTTTCCATTTTCTTGCACCACAGGTTGATCGGAGCGTTCGGGTTCTTTGGTGGGTTGTACAGATAGATCATCTGGAATCCACCCTTATTTCCACGGACGAACGTTGCTTCAATGTTGGTCAGCTCATCTTCGCCCTCGCCATCATCAAAAAACTCTGTCAGTTCATCCAGGACAACCAGCTTGATCGGTTTATCCTCGTCAATGATACCCTTTGTATCGTCAATACCGTCTGATCCGGCAAAGTACATTGTTGTCCCGTACTTCTTGTAAATGATCTCCATCGGGGATTTCGTAATCCGGAACTTGTTTTTCGGTATCTGCAAACGGCTGATCCCCCGCAGCATTTCCTTGTATACCGTCTTCCTGAGCTTGTTATGGTGCTTACGCAGCACTACAACAGAACCATTGGCATCCGATACAAGCTGGTAATCTGACCGAATGGAAGCATAACTGGACTTTGTTCCTGCTCTCCCAGAAGTCAGAATAATGTGCTTGATACTCCGGTTGTTAAATATCTGCAGATACTTCGGAATTATGATCTCCGATATCCGGACCTGTTTCTTCTGGTGCGTCATTGATAATCTCTACTCCTTCATCCTCATGTTCGCTATGACCTGAGCTTCTGCGGATTTTCTCAGTATCCGCTGCCATTCGCTCTGTTCGGCGTTTCTGCTCTGCATCGTCTGCAGCAGTCTGTGCATTCTGTCCGGCATACTGTGCCACAAAATACGCAGCCTTTGTATTTCCTGCCATTGCTTCCTTGATCTGCGCCATAAGCAAAGCCGATTCCAGCGTACACTCAACACCAAGTGACTCTAAAACCGGCTTCCATTCTTCATTATCTATTTCGGCAGTAAGCAGCAGGTTTAAGGTCTTCCGGAAGTCTGCCTTCCTGCGTCTTGCCTTGCCACTTGCCTGACCCGCTTTTTTTGCCAATTCCCGGCGCTCTTCCGGGGTTCTTTTACTGTTTGCACCTCTTATGTTTTCATATCCTGCCACTTCACCACCTTCAATTCTGGTTTTTTTATGCATTAGAAAAGCACCACGAAGGGTGCATTTCATTTTTCTTTCTCTATTAAAGCCGACTTATAACGATATAATCTAATCTGTAAACAAATCAATATTCCCGTAATTC